TTTGACTTTCCCGTACCGACGTTCGCTTCGTCCGTGGCCGCCGGGACCATGACCTTGATCTCCTCGAACGTCGGTACGGGAAAGTCAAAGACTTGGAATTCAAAATCAAATTTGGGGAGGACCTGGGAAGTCACGACGAAAAGACCTCGTGTGGGAGGACCCGTAAGTTCTCTGAGTCCGACCAAGTCCTGGACGCACTCATAGTCATCCAAAATTACCGGAAGGTCTGATGTTCTAATTTTCTCCAAGAATTCTGTCGTATCATGTTTGCTCTTCAGAATTTCAGATGTTAATTCGATGTGTGTGGGGCCTAGCGTTCGGTGGACCGTCCAGGATTTTCCGATCCCGGTACGGCCGAGCACGACCACAGCCGGCCCGAGCTTCGTGAATTCGTGTTCATAATTCTGTCGGGGTCTAGTAACATAGTACCTGTCCATGGCGCACGGGTCCGATGATGAAGACGAGGGTGACCTCTCAAAGCAGGTGATGAATATTCTCCTCCAAAATAACGCACTCAAAGGTACTCTGACCGGGTACTTGGCGTTCAACGTCGTGATCTTGCTCCTTTTGATTTATATCTCGGTACGTATCAGCTTGAAGTGATGAGCCGTCCAGGACCTTCAGGTCCTGTTTTAGTGAGGCGCGCCAGGGACCGCGTGCACAAGTTCGAGGCTGTGTTTTCTGATGGCGCGCCGCGCGTCGTTCGGTTCGGCCGCCAGGGCTACTCGGACTATACGAAACACCACGACGCGAAGCGCAAGAGCCGGTACATCGTCAGGCACCAGCGCCGCGAGAACTGGGGGCGTTCAGGTTCGCGGACTGCAGGCTTTTGGTCCCGGTGGCTCTTGTGGTCCAAACCCTCGTTCAAGGCGGCCCTCGCCCAGACCCAGAAGGTTCTGGGAAGGAAGATTCTATTTAAACGGTCGGGGCGTTGAGTGACCAAGAAGATGGCTCAAGGGGCAAGTGCTTCGCACTTGAGACCGGTCCTCATAGGCCTCGTCGGACGCTCGCGCGTCGGAAAAGATACGGTTGCTAGTTTCTTTTCCGACACACACACGGTCACGCGGTTGGCCAAACCCATCAAGGAGGCGTGCAAGGCTATTTACGGTTGGGACGATGCCGTGCTCGAGACCGACCTGAAAGAGGTTCTCGACCCGCGGCTCGGTGTTTCACCTCGTCTGGCTATGATCCACATGACCCAGGCCATACGCGCGTTCACGGACCCCGAGTTCTTCACGCGCCGGCTCTTCGACTCGTGGGACGGCACGACGCCCATGGTGATCCCGGACGTCCGGTACGACCACGACGTCCGCGAGATTCACAAGCGGGGTGGCGTGACGATCAAGGTGACCAGACCGGGGTGTCCGCGCCACGTGGCCGAGGACACGGTCGACGACCTATGGACGACGTACGAGGTCCAGAACGACGGGGCGATCGAGGAGCTTCGGGTGAAGGTGGCTAGCTTGGTTTTTATTGGCACGAAATAGTAATGGCGGATGATTCCCAGCCCATCAAGTACGTCTATGTCGACTCGACGAACCGTGATGTGGTGCTCTTTCCAAATGGAAACAGCTACGTGCTCCACCTCACGGCTCCTCTGCACTCTGTCATCCAGGTCGACCTCGTGACGGCCAAGGTGCCGAACAGCGTGTACAACCTCACGAACGGCTCGAACGTCTTTATGTTCACCACGTCGAACGTCGCCAAGGACGTGAGCGTCGCCCCCGGGTACTACTCGGCCACAGGGCTCGCCCGGGCGCTCGTGAACGCCTCGGGCACCACGCTCTTCAACCTCGAGTTCCTCCAAGACGAGGGCCGCTACCTCTTGTCGTCCAACATCGAGTTCACACTCGAAGCGACGACCAGTGAGATTCGTAGGGCGCTCGGGTTTGCTTCGGGAACCCTCACTAGCTTCGCCGCCTCAACGAGCCCCGTCTATGCCAACGACACGAATTACCAGGGCAAATGGCTCTACAAGTCGACCAAGTTGATCGACCTCACGACGGCCGAGTACCTCTTCTTGGACATAGATGAACTCCGTACCACGAGCGTCATCGATGCCAAGAAGCTCGTGGGCGCCACGGGAACGACCGAGGGGGCGACCATGCGAAGCACGTTCGGCCAGGTCCCTATGGACGTGCCCTCTGGAACCATAAAAAACTTCAAGGAAACCTCAGACTACAAACAGTACGTACAATTTACAACCCCAATTCCAAAACTTGATCGCCTGACGGTTCGGTGGGTCGATCATCGCGGAAAGCTCGTCAACTTTCAGGACTTTAACAATAATGCGTTTACGCTTAGGTTCCACTGCGAGTACCGCAAGTTGCCCGAGCCGGTTGTGCCTCTACAAGACGTCGAGATTAGACGAATTGTGGAAGCCATGACCTATGTCACGCCCAAGGAGGAGTCGAAAAAGCGACCCCGTATTCCCTGGTGGCTGATTTTGGTTGTTGTTCTAAGTGCTTACGTGGCGTGGCGACTCAAGCCGGCGCCTGCGGTCCCTGCGGTCGCTTAGCGGGTGACCGCGAACACCGGCTGGGACGGCTCCTTGATCTCCACGTTCTTGGCCAGCATCTTGATGGCCATGAACACTAGGATGGACAGCAGGGTCGTGAACAGAGCGCTCAGGATGTAGTACTGGCCACCGTTCTTGTTCACCATAATGATCTGGGCAATCAGCCAGCGAACAACATCCATCCACGCGATCGCGCTGGCGAAGGCGAAGCCGCCGACGATCGAGTTCAGGGACTGGGCCTCAACCTGGAGAGCAAGGTTGCCAAGGAAAGACATGTTAATATTGGATCCGAAAAAAAACGGGCGGCTCTCTAGGGTCCCAAGGCCTGGGGCCCTGGTCGGATTCACTTCGCGAATCCTCGTCCCTTTCCTCGTCCTCGTCCTCGTAGTCCTCCTCCTGGAGAATCACCGAGTAGTGAACTTTAGGGACGAGCTCTTCGTCGTCCGTGTCGTCGCCTGGCTCTGGCACAAAAGCGAACGAGCGCATCGCGAAGCGTCGCCTACCCTTCACGCTGTTTGTCTATGGCGCGCTTGAGCGCAAACTCGGCCGGGCTCTCGGGCTCCCACGAGTCCCACGAATCGGCACAGGCGTTCATCTTGGCCGCGATGGACACCTCTTCTGTGCCCGCGGGGTCGCCTGAGTAGCGGGTCCAGACCTCCTCCTCGGACTCGGACTCCTCGTCATTGACGAGGTCTGGGACGTCGTCCGAGTCGGAGCCCGAATCCCCCTCCTCTTCATAAACCTCCGGAAACAGTGAACCGACCTGCTTCCCTACGACGTTGCGCGCTGCGAACATGAGGCCGTACCTCATGTCCTCTGCGACGATACAGTCACGACCACACGCCTTGCAATATTGAGCGGCGAGCACGGTGCCAGCCTCGAGTACCGGAAGCAGAATGTCCATAGCGGCAGCCTCCATCGGCCCCGAGTATGAAATACTCGTCCCTTAACCTTATTTAGGACTCAAAATTCGTAAACAGAACCTCGGCAGCATCGTGTGCCACGTAACAGAAGTTGTAGTTGACGGCCCATACGGAGATGTACCTGTTCGCAGCACTTGTGGCCAGGTTCAATTTCAAAGTCTGATTGGCGATGCGTGAGAAGTTGACGTGGCCGCTTGGAGCATCGTTCTGTGGGTCAAGTGAAAAGGAGTACATGTAAAACTGACGGTCTGGAATTCTAGTATGAAATTCTAAAGCCTGAATATTTCTCAAGAGCAGGGGTGTCCCAACATCGGCCGAGATCCGGTCTGTCGAATTAAAAAACAAAATTAGGCTTTGAAGCTGGTCGCCCGAACCGTCAACCGTGTAGTCGTAGCCGCGGGCCGTGTCATTCTGAATCACAAAGAACATCTCCTTCACGGGGTTCATGAAAGCCAAAGGGCACACGGTCGTGTCGACGCCCTGCTGAATAAAGAAATCAATCTTCTGGACCTGCTCAAACAGGTGCAGCTGCGGGTTCGCCTTGATGTAGCTCACCTCGTTCTCGGACAGGTACGTGTACTCGACAGAGAGCGTCGCCTTGAACGGTGCACGCGTGTTTACGATAGGCTGAGTGAACACGCTCGACGGGTACCACACGATATTCACCTTCACGTCGTCATTGAAGGCGCACAGGGGCAAGCCGTTTTTCAGAAGAGAAAAGGGCAGCGGGATTGTGTACTGTGCGAGAGACGCCGTGGTGCCCTTACCCGTCAGCGTCCGGAGCGCGAGCTGCTTGCTGTACGGAACCTCAAGGTCGTGCTTCATCTCTATGTACTCACCCCAAAGGCGCTCGACCATGGTAGAGCCGATGTAGAGCTCGACATACTTGATCATCAGTGTACCGGCCGAGCTGAGCACGGGCGTGTTCGCCGCAAAGGGCGGGGTCACCTTGAGGTACATGTCGGTCACGAGGTCACCCGACCGGGGCAAGAGCACGAAGCGCTCCGAATCAAAGACGGGCGGTGCGCCCTCCAGCTCGACAGTCTCGACACGCGTGGCGTAGGGCGTGAACCCGCTGTACTTCTCGACGAAATAGGTCACTTCGGGCTCGCCGCTGAGGATGATGTCCTCGACGCCGAGGAATGTGAGGCTTGCTCGACCGGCCATCGGTCCTTTTATCATCGCAGATGATTAAATCCCTCATGGCCTCCGCGCCTTTTCTAGCTTGTATGCCCGGTCCACGGACCATTTCCACGCACCGCCGCGTCCGGGCCCCACCCGTGGTCGAATGCCCGCCTTTTTAAGGATCTTGGCAGCCTTGTGCTCCACCGTCGCCTGCAAAGGCCCACCGAACAAACCGGCTCGCCGCCGCTTCATGAGTTTATCGTAGTCTGCGACGTATGTCATCGGTCCTTTAATCATCGCAGATGATTAAATCCCTTGGACCCTGCGCGGGGCCCGAGTCCACGGACGCCTAGTACTTATGATGAGTGAGATGGTTACTAGGGACATAGTTTACGTGGATAGGTGCAAACCTGCCGAAACGCGGTTTAAAATTGCCAGGTTTCGTTTTGCTTGTATTTACGACGTAATTTCCAGGAGCTAATAATACTTCACATTCCTCCTGTATACGGGATCTGAACTTGCGAGAGTTGATTGCAGGATAACGCCCGGGTGGCAGTACCAATAAGATATGTTTCGCATCCATACTCGGCATACCAACCAAGAAACTCTCGGCAACGCCTCTTGAACGACTGAATGAAGCAAAAGAGTTCTGCATATTACCGAAAATTTCCAATTTTTTCATGAGCGTTCCGTTTTTATTAATAACACCGCGGTACAGAGGTGTATTGATAGTGACCGGGAACATCTTCATACGACGATAAAGAGCTTGGGCCTTTGCTGGCGCATTTCCTGACTTTATATTAGCGTAATTACTATTTGTATAGTTGCTGAATGCCTTTTTGACACTGTGTTTCATGACGGCGCGCTTGATGGTGCGCGCAGCTTGTTTCCTTCTCGGACTCGCGTTAGGCGTTGGCATTATTTATGGTGAACATTTTATGCCTAGTTGAACATAAGTCCCGCGAGGCCGTTCTCGACACGCAAGATGTTGTAATTGACGACCAGGAGGCGCATCTGCCGAGCCAGAAAGTAAGGGTCCGTGTTGACGGTCAAGAGCACCTCGTTCATGCGGCTGAAGTTGACGTGGCCCGTGGGCCGGGGAGAGTTCGGGTTAGAGCCGAAGGAATACATGTAAAAGTCACGCGTCGGAAAGGTCTGGTACTTGCGGAAAGGCTCGAGCGTTCCGAGCTGGGTCGCGTCGGCAGTGAGCGCCGCCTGGCTGTTGAACTTGAGCGTCAAGTCCCGGAACCCGTTGCCTGTGTAGTCATATGAGAGGTTCCCATTTGGCTGGATCACCAAAAACATTTCACGAATTGGGTTCTTGAATTCGAGCTTGAACACACCGGTCGTAAAGTTGGGCGGGAGAGTGAATGTCTGGTACTGGTACTGCGTGATGATGTGCTCGATGCGGTTGCTCCGGAACCAGTTAATCTCGGGCTCGGACAGGTAGACGTACTCGGTGATGATTGTTGCTACGAGCGGCGGATTCTGGACTGACGTGACGGCCGTGAGCTCCGAAAATGGCCTGAACGTGATGTGAACCTCGAGGTCCTGGCGCGACGTTGCGACGATGGGAAGAGACAATTCGGGCGATTCGTAAAAGTAAAACGGTAAGTTGACATAGTACGAGCGAGCGGAGTACGCCTGTGACGAGTCACCCTTGCCCGTCAAGAGTGTCAGTCCCGGCTGGTTCTCTGACGAGATCCGGAGGTCGTTCCAGAGCTCGATGACCTCGCCCGTCAAGGTTTCAATGAGCTGCCCACCCATCTTGAGCTCGGCCGTCTGAATCGCACGCGTGGCGACCGAGTCGTAGTATTGGTACGAATTGACGGGGTTGGCGTTCGAGGCGATAGGGTACACGGCCAAGAACGTGCTTGCGTTCATGGTGGGGAGTCCACCCGACGCCGTCACGATCGAGAACGTCGTGCTCGACGCCAGGATGTTGGACACGCGAAACGGGATGCTGACTGTATAGGGCGGCGAAAGACCGAGCCCGACGGGATACGTGGTCACGGTGCCCTGTACATTGATGGACAGTGACCGGATTTGTACATCCGTACAAATCGCCCCCGTCAGCATATAGGTTCCCACATTCGAAAATGAAATTGCATTCGACACGAGAGTCTCGATGTACTGGTACCCGTTGAGTGTAAAGTCTGTGGACAAACGAAGGGGGTCCACCGGAAACTGACCCGTGGTTCCCGCTCCGAACATCAGACCGTTAAAGGGTAGCACGACGCTCGGTGTACCCGTCGCAGCGGGGACGGCCACCTGGTTGAACACGAAGTACGAGTTCGAGAGCACCTTGGCGGTCGTGCTCGTCGACGCCACGTTGATGCGGTACTTTCGGTTCACGTCTGTGACCACGATCGGCATGCTGAACGCAAAGGTCGGGTCGCGACCCTGGCTCGACATGTCGTACATGTAGACGGCGGTGGCGCTCGCGGGGTCACTCACCGTCACGCTCGACACGTACCCGGCTGACATGGCGAGCACTCCAGTCACAACAAACGACCCTTGCTTATTAATTTTAAATGCAAATCCGTCAGCCGCGTCCGGAAGCAAAGAGGTGATGGCCGAACCCGTTGAGACGATGTTTGAAAAAAAAGGAATCACGTTACTCTGGTACAGTGACACGTCAGACTTGAGCACGTACAGATCGTCAGCCGGGTTGATCGCCACGTAAGACCCTGTGCGAAGGGTCGAGCCAGTGCCCGAGGCGTACACGTACACGTTTGACCCGGCTGACGTGATATTCATAGGCAAAATTGCAGGGGATGAGGGGTTAGGTGACACGCGCCACGGGTACGTGTACTGAAAGTCGGGCGGTATCGGCTCACCATCGCTCGAAGACAGCCCCCAAGCCACGTTCGATACGGAGCCTGTGTCGAGCCCAAAGCCGACGCGCATGATGTACAGCCCCGAGGCTGCAAAGGAGATGCGGCCACCGGGTGTGACGCTGAATGACGCGTCAGAGTCCGAGTGCGTCCAGAACTTCCCAGTGCTTCCCGAACCCGCAAAGTTCAGGTACCCACCGAGTGGAGCGCTCTGATTCGTTTGCAGGAATGCACCCGAGCGCGTCGGGGGGTCAGGCATACCCGAGCTCGGATTACGAAGCCAGCCAGCCTGCTCCAGGTTAAAGTCGGCCGTGCGCCCACTCGCCGGCACCGAGTACACGAGGTAGTTCTGCCCGCCGATCCTGCCCGTTGTGGTCGCCGCCTTGGGGTCGAGGCCCCAGAAGACGCCGATGTTGGTGTTGTTGGGGCTCGACTGATTCACGTCGATGACCCACACGTTCGAGCAACCCGAGAATCCAAATTTGTAGACTATGCGGTCATACGTGACGTAGTCTTTGAACTTACCCTGTGTACCCGTGCCGTTCAGCCAGTCGGCAAGATTAAAAGTTGAGTAGTAATCGATACCGACGAATGGGCCGATGACTGGCGTCGTGCCGTTTATGACGAGCTGGGCCGCGTTCGACGAGCTCGGAATCGTCGGCCAGTACCAGTCACCACCACCAGCTCCGCTCTGGCGGAGCGCCGGGAGCGTCATTTTCAGGGTCAGGCCTCGTACGAGGTCCCCCTTGGGTGGGATGCGACAGATGTTGTTGTCGCCGTAGCGAACCTCTTGCTCGAGGAATGGAATCTCGTACGCCTCGAGGACAAAGGGTGTGTGACGTCTGTAGACTCCTGAAAAGTACGTCACCTCGGGTTCGCCCGTGAGATATACGTCCTGTTGCCCAATCGCTGCCAGCTGGACGTACCCAGCTGACATCTCTAGTAATCTATGAGCAAAATAAACAGGCGCGTCTCAGCACAGACTCAATTTTGTGAGCGAATTGCAGCGAAGTGATGACGCTTCAATTGCGGAAATTTGACCCAGGTCGGATGGGCGACGACAAGGTCTGCGTCTTCATCGGCAAGCGTGGGACGGGCAAGTCGACGCTCGTGACTGACATTTTGTGGTACAAGAAACACTTGCCGGCTGGTATCGCCATGTCTGGCACCGAGGAGGGCAACGGGTACTATAAGCAGTTCATTCCGGACCTGTTCGTCTACGGAGACTACAACAAGGAGGCGATCGAGAAGCTGATCGAGCGTCAGAAGCGGCGCTTGGCGGTCGGACAGTGCTCACCCGTGTTCATCCTCATGGACGACTGCATGTACGATCGCTCGTTCATGCGCGACACGGCAATCAGGCAGCTCTTCATGAACGGCCGCCACTGGAAGATCTTCTTTCTGATGACGACCCAGTACTGCATGGACATGACACCCATGATCCGCACCAACATCGACTATGTGTTCGCCCTGCGCGACAACGTGCGCCAGAACCGCGAGAACCTGTACAAAGCGTTCTTCGGGGTCTTCCCGACCTACGACTCGTTCAGCCAGGTGATGGACGCGTGCACCGAAAACTACGAGTGTCTGGTCCTCGACAACACCAGCAAGTCGAACAAAATTACCGACTGCGTTTTCTGGTACAAGGCGCCGATCAGGCGGAACTTCCGCGTCGGGAGCCCCGCGTTTTGGCAGTACCACCAGCGGCACTATAACCCGAGGGCTGCCGCGACCCGTGCGCCAGGTGAAGAGCCCAGGCGCAAGGGGGCCACCGTGACCGTGGTGAAAAAATCTCGCTAGATAGTACCAACAGCAATGGACGCCACCGGTTTCCTGAACTCGAAGCGCCGCATGATCTTCAAGACCGAGAAGGGCAAGTACGCCGCGCGTACCCTGAAGGGCCTCGTGTACAACCCGAAGGCCAAGTACCACAAGAGCCCGGGCGGCACGGAGCGCGCCACCAAGTACCTGAAGAACACGGTGATGATCCCGTCGCCGATCCGCCCCAAGTTTGACCGCAAGGAGCGCAAGAACGCCGGCGGCGTGCGCGGTAAGTACGCTGCGCGCGTGCGTGGCGTGCGCGTTCTGCCCGTCAAGCGCAACCCGTACATCGCCGAGATGTTCGCGGGCTACCCGGCGAAGAAGCGCCGCAGCCCGAAGGGCAACATGGGTCTGAAGGCCATGTTCAAGCTGCCCAAGGTGCCCAAGCGCAAGGCCCCGCGCGCCGTCCCGGCCTTCCTGAGCCCGAAGGGTCTGGCGGCGCTGTTCAGCACGCGCGCGCCCCGTAAGAACAAGGGCATCAAGCGCGGCCCGCGCGCCAAGAAGGCGCCGACGTACGCCAACATGGTGCGCCGTTAAATCTTCCAAGTAATCTCGGCAGGTACCAATGGGCGTGTCAAATTATGACCCTACATCCGCAGACACAATGTCCACGCCGATTGGTAGCGAAGAAGAGCGCCCAGGCCCACCTGCGGGGCTTTTGCGGCCTGAAAAAAACGTTGAGGAATCTCAAATGGCCGAGTTCTCCACCCCGATTGAGGAAGTTATGGCTGGTCCAGGCCAGATGATGCAGGACGAAATGATGGGTCCGGCGATGCCCATGATGGGCAACAAGAAGACGCCCCGGGGCGGCTCTGAGAAGAGCTCGCGGGGCGCAAACCCCTTCGGTCTGACGGACGAGCAGTTCCACGCCGTCATTGCTGGCGTGTCGGCGCTCGTCGCCTTCTCCAAGCCGGTTCAGAGCAAGCTCGGCGGCTTCGTCCCCAAGTTTAGCCTCGAGTCGGGCGACCTGACCCTTACCGGCATGATCGTGAGCGCCCTGGTGGCCGCGATCGTGTTCTACTTTGCCAAGGGGTTCCTGGTTGAGCGGGTGTGATCCCAAGGCCCCCAGCGTCTTGTACCTTTAGCGTCGTGAGACCCAGTCCCTACGGGACTGCTCCTCACACCGTTTCCCCACAATACTTGACGGGACCCGTAGGCTTCACATAGAGACCGGCGTTCGCAGCCAAGTCTCTGAGCTTTGAGAAATTACCCCAAAATCCGGACGTGTGGTCATACTCCGGGACCGACATGTGCGCGAGCTCGTGAATGAGAACGTACATCGCCGAGTTTACATCGTCTCCGTCCAGGCAGATGTAAATCTCGTACCCTTTATTCACGTTCGAGCCGATGACGCCATCCTTCTTCCCGTGAATACCCGTGATGATCGCCGGCTTGAGCACAGGGACCCACATGGGGTCTCCCGACTGGCGCATGACGTGCAGCAGGGCCACGTACCTGCGCTTGAGTTCCGTGAGCATTTTTTGTTCTGAAGTGAGGGCGGCGACTGACAAGATGGCGAGGATGGCGGCTCCTGAAAGGACGAGCGATTTCATCGCTCGGGGCTACTATTACAAAGGCGCGATTTTTCTAAACGCAAAGCGGCTGTACAGGTCTGAGATGAGTCCGTTCGGCCGCTTGAGCATGGGTTCCCACGTGACGAGGTCAAAGCCCATGGCACCGAGTGCTTCGATCAGGACCGTGCTGTCGAGCAAGGGTTCATCCTTGGCGCCGTCGGCGTAAAAGGGACCGTCGCTCAATTTCACGTTGAGTCGCCGACCGCCCTGATGAATCTGGAACTCGTTGTCGAGACGGTCCTTGAAGTACCCAAACTGGTTCGCTATGAGAAGGGCCCGGGCCTTGTCGGGCGTGATGCCGATCAGGAGCCCACCGGGTCTGACTGCAGCGGCGATCGCCTTGACGGACTCTGCAAAGTTGTCCACGATGTAGTGAATCGAGAAGTTGTAGCAGACCACGTCAAAGGGACCCGCGAACGCAGCGTGCCGGATGTCACCCGTGCCCAGGAACGACACGCCCAGGCCCATCTCGAACGCGCGGTGCTCAGCCTCCTCAAGGGACTCCTCGTCCGGGTCTATCGCGTAGACGTTAACGCCGGCCGCCTTCCATTTCCAGAGGTCCCCGCCACGACCGCACCCGCAGTCCAGGACGTTCGAACCGGGTGTGACGAACAACTGAATGAGATCGCGCTTCGCGGCATTGTGAGTTCGGCGGAGTGCGTCCATTGGCTTAAAAGGAAGTAGCGCGTAGTGTTTATATGGGTTCCCTCGAGCAGGACTACCTGACTGTGCCAGGACAGCTTTTCGTATGTGTCTCATTCGTAGGGCCCGATCAGCCCCAGAAGAATGAGAAGCTCGGTCTAAAAATCCGTGGCTGTTTCGCGACCCGCGATGACGCGGCGAACCACGCGAAGCGCCTCCAGAAGGAGGATGCTCTTGTGGACATTTACGTGGTCGACATGTACAAGTGGCTCCTGATCCCCCCGGACCGCGACCAGATTGAGGATGTGCACTACCAGAACGACAAGCTCGAGGAGATTATGGCCAAGTACCGCCAGAACCAGTCGGCCGCGGCTGCCATGTTCGAGAAGCGCAAGCGTGACATGACGGCCAAGCCGACTGACGGCGAGTTCCCGTTCATCGAGCCCGGTGACGAGAACAGCAAGTTCTACACCAAGCCGGACGTGCCGCCGATTCCTCACCCAGCAGACCTGCTCGACGACCTGAAGAAGGAGTTCCCGGACAAGTCCATCGAGGAGCTGGTCGTGATTGCTGACGAGCGCGTGGCGGCCGAGGTGGCGCGCCGCAAGGCTGTGTCGACGATTCCGGAGGAGCCGGACCTGCCGGAGGACCCGGCCCCCATGTAAAAAACTCACGTCTAAGTAAGAGATGCTCGCCGTAGTAATCCTGCTCGGACTAATCATCATCGGACTCCTCCTGCGCTATGGGTACATCACTGTACCTCCAGCGCCTGCGAGGATCTCCCAGTCAGTCCCTGCATACGACAACCAATATGACGTATTCAGGGATATGGAACCGGAGACCCAGACCCGTGTGGGTGCTTGGGTCGGTTTTTTGCAGGAGGACCTGCTCACGCACCGGACGGGACCGATCGGTGACTTTATCGGGAAAGACTCTGACTCTGGAAATGCGCCTCTGTACGCGTTTCAGGATTCAGGGATTCAGGGAAAGTCGAACGATCCGTGTAACGGGTGCGCGTGCGCGCCAGATTCGACGCGGAGCGGTTCGTTCTTTGGGGCACTGATGGCCAAGAATGTATGTGCACGCACGCGTGACGGTGTTCAATACGCGTGCAGCGCGACGTGTTGCTCCCCCGCATGCAGTGCCTAGGGCTTTGACTGGATGATGACGGGTCGCATATTCGCGAGCAAGACCCCAATGACGATGCCGAGGAGGATGAGGCTCATGGGGTTCGCCTTGAGCGCCTCGAACACGTCAGGCTTGGGTGAAGCCGGGATGGCGTAGTCCCCGCCGCCCCCGCCGCTCTGGGGCCACTCATTTTCGGACTGGGGTGGGTCGTTTCGTGACCGCAGCTCGCGGTCGTTTGGCTTGAGGAAGGGCAGGTTCTCCATCGTCGTCACTGTCACTTACGTCACTCTCGCTTTTATCTGCCACGACAAATCCATCGAGGTTTCCATCTTCATCTGCATCGTCTTCGTCGTCATCCTCGCTCTCATCCTCCTCGAAGGAAATCTCCGAAGATACGTCTGACTCGTCCGAATCGTAGTCGTCGTCGGCGTAGTCGTCCTCGACCTGCTCCACGGGCTCGTAACGCTGCGGCGGCTTGGACACGCGCCCCGAACGGGTCCGGGGCGGTGCGGGCTCAGGTGTCGGAACGGAGTCGGGTGACGCGTCTGACATCTTCTTTGATAGGAATCGTCTCGTTTAAGTACTTTGGAAAGAAGTAAAGTCCCTTTGAAATTGCATTCGCGTTGATCACCTGTTCGCCATCGTAACCAAGCTCAGTTGCGATTGCGTCCAGCTCTTCCTGGTAGTCCGAACCGAGCCCGAGGTTCCTGATGTGCTCGAGGGACCCATAAAGAGCGTTCGCGGCGCCGTCGAGGTCTGGAGTTCCTTTGAGCCGGTCAAACAACCGGACCGACTCAAGGAACCCGCTCCAGCTCTTGGGGTCCAGCCCCGAGTACGGGTGCACGCGCGCCTCAAACAAGACGGCACTGCGTCCCGTTGGGAAAAACAACATCAAGAAAACTGCGAGTAGGACTACCCACAACAGCAACATCGTTGAGTTGTTCTATTATTGAGGGTGAGAGTTTATGTTTCGTGCCTTCAAACTCGGCGCACTCCTCGTCGAAACATCGTTGCGAGACGAACCCTGCGTGGATCGAAAACCATACATGATTCGACTTGTGCTGGTCCCTGATGCGCTCGCAGTAGTGTGAATCACTTTGGGCGTACCAGCCGTCATGGTCGTGGCGCTGGACCTTTTTGATTCGGGTCCTGCGTTGCCCCTCGACATACCGCCTGATGTGCTCTTCGAGAAGACCTGCGTCTGCCAGAACCTCGGCGCTCTTCGGCGCCTCTGAGGTTCGTACAGCAAAGAGCTCCAAGAGCTCGACGGACGGTTCTTTGGGCAAGGGCACGTCCGGGTTTGCTAGGTCGCGCCACGGCGTGTACGGGTCCCCCGTAGGCTTCTTGTGTGACCAAAGCATGCGGAGTCCCGAGCCTCCGTAGACGCTCGCGTCTATGATCTTGTCCCATGGTCCGTCTCCCAGGTCCACAAGGATTTTTGATCTTAAATTCATAGCATCGGTCCGTGAGACGACCAAGTCCGGCCAATGGATATGGACCCCTGTTTTGACGAGACCGTCAGCCACCGGCCGCGGCCTCGCCCGGGCCACGAGACACCTCGAGGTTCCTACAGTTTTTGCAATTATTGAACAAAATTGCAAAAGATCCTGATCACTCAACTTTTCAGGAGCTTTGTAATCCAAGTCTACAAAGAACTTGAAATGTTCCGTCTTTTGCTCGACCACGTACAATTTTGTTCCTGAATTTATGAGGTCAACACAGACCTGGTAAAATTCTCGAGTGTCTTCGGTCGGTACCGAGAGGATACCACCGTCCATGAGAACATGAGTTCCAGGACCGCTTGGGACCCTCCACTTTTCCATTGTCTATTCCTCGTCTGAATCCTCTAAGGTGAGAAAAGACCACAACGACTTGAGCGGGGTGCGTTTCTGAGGACCCTGGGCCTTGGGCTTTTCGTCGGTTGGTACGGGAACCTGGGCCTCTGCCGCCTCCTCAATTTTCTCAATCTCGTGGCACAGTTTGCGCAGGGTCATCTCCTGAGCGAGCTTCTGAGGATCCGAGCCGTCGCCGCGAAGGCTGGCGAGGATCGTCGCAAACTCAACCTTGGTCCGAGTCATTAATTTTGGTTTTGAATTTTTATCAAGGCTCAGGGCGCAAGCTAGTGTTCACACCCGCCAAGACCCTCCCGGATACATAGAATCAAGTATTTCCTCGATATCCTTTGCCTCGACAACCTCTCGGTTCTGCCGAACTTTATAGTTGACGAGACGAACAGCCTTTGACTGATATTTCACATATTCACCCGTGTTTTTCGGTTTGGTCTGGGCAATTCTCAAAGCGTTCTCGACGTGCGCGTCAGTTATGAATGGACGATAAATCATAGAGGCTTGGATTCCCATTACAGTTAAGTGGGGCCTAATGCTTTAGATTGGCATCCGGGTCGAACCGGGTCGCGTACCACACCCGAGGCGCGCGCTTCTTGGAGATTAGCACGAACTTGTACAGGCGCGCGATCGCCCATTGCTGCGCAGTCGCCCCCGGGCGCGACCCGCCCGTCTTCCAAGCCTTTAGACCCCGGTCATAGACCGTATTGAGGGCGCGGCGCGAGATGCCGGTTCGTTGAGCTATCGCACCCTTGTCAAACTTGAGGCCCGGGAACACCTTGTGGAACTGCTGGGTCCACCGACTCTTGGGGCGGCTCACGCCCCGGTCCGAACGTGACAGTTTCGGGTGTGCGGTGCGCCGGCGCGCCAGGAGCTCCCGGGCGCGCACGACCTGAAGCGCGCGGCTCAGACCCGAAAAGTAACGCTCGGGCCAGCGCTGGCGACTCACCGTGATGTGCCTGGGGTGACGCGGACTCATGCGTGCTTGCTTTCACACGCGTAAATTAAACGGCGTCCTGCTGGAAGCGTTCAGGGCGCTGTGAAAGTCTGGGTTCCGGAGCACGTGCTGCCGAATCATGGGCCACAGGTTCGGCCGGCGCGCGATCGAGTCGAGCGTCTCGAAGTTGCAGTCGTCGTTCTCGTCATAGTTCTTCCTGAAAGGCACAAGATGCGTCTCCATCTTCTCCTTTTCATCTGCGAACCGGCGCATGATGTGCTTGTGCTCGAGCACCGACATGGGCACGTCGAACACGTACACGTGGTAGTGGTTGAGCACGTCGACGCCATCCTCCACGTCGCGCGGCTCTGGGGTGTCCGTGACGAATTTGAAATAGGAGTATGACCCCCGTTTCAGATTGATCGTGCCTCGTGTTTCCTCCTCGAGTTCTCGAACCGCACAGCGAAGTGGGTTGTAAACCTCTCGGCGGCGACACCCGCCGGTGACGAACGTCCATTCCCTGTACCGCCTGTCGTGGACGATCAGAAAGTGGGGCGTGTCATTCACCAAGCTCACTGGTATCGCTATGGCTTTGTGCCTTTCGCGTGGGCCCCGGGTCGTCATTGAGACGGCCCTCTGCTATTTCAAAATCAAAATATTTCCCGAGATTTCCCGTGCGTGGCTCATAAGTGATTGCAAATATGAGCCCGAGGAGCAAGAGCCAGTGCCAGAGCTGCATCCCTCCTGAGGACAGCGGAGAAAATCACACCCGGGGTTTTCCATACAAACGCTTGGTGTGAAGTCCCACGCCCGGGATATTACGCGTATAAGATCCGTTGGCGTTAACTTTCAGGTTGGCGATTCCCAGCGACCTGCGTACCATGTCATTGTTTGTGATGGGCGCAAGCTTATAGTCGCGCCTTAGGAGATGCTCGAGCGCATCAGAAAGTTCTCCATACCAACCATTTTGTCGGAGCAAATTTGCAAGCGCCGGAATGGTCACAGCCTTTTGAAACTGTGAGTTGGTCCCGAAGACGAGGCCAACCTTTTTACCCTTTGGATTAGGCCAATAGAGGATTGCAGCCCTGTTCGTCCCATTTGCGTTCTTAAAAACAAGGGCGCGTCGGTAATAATTCAGCATGGCATTTGGTGTATTAAAAGTCGTTCCGATTTTGGCGTAACTCATCTTGTACATATTGAAAAGCTTGGAACGCCGATTACTCGACAGGTTCTGGGTGTTCACGTTTTCGGGCATATAATTATGAACACATTTAGTTCGCGTACATCAGGCCCCCGAGCCCGTTCTGGATACGGAGCACGTTGTAGTTGACGGCGTACAGGTACTTGGGGGCACCGCACAGCGCCGCCACGCCACCCGTCAGCGCGGCGGGCACGACCAGACGGTACGTGTCCAGGCGCGAGAAGTTCAGGGTGCCGGTGGGCTGGAGCTTGGACGTGTCCAGGCAATAGCTCACGATGGCGACGTTGGCCACCGCGTTGTTGTGCGAGTAGCCGAAGGGCGTGTTGTAGTACTGAGGCGAGTCCACGTAGGCCGGCAGCGCACGGAACTCCGAGGCGTCCGTGCCGTTGATCTGCACCTTGAGCTGCAGGTTGGCGGCCGTGCCCGCGTAGTACCGCTGGTCGTAGCTGATGGTCGGGAACGCGATGAACTTGATGGGGTGCGCCAGCGCCAGCTCCTGGGACGCCAGGTTCAGGGCGTTCACACGGGTCACCTGCGTGATGAGCAAGTCGTGCGCCGTCTTGGCAAAGTAGTCGCGCTCGCCCTGGTCCAGGTACACGTAGTTGGCCCAGGCCTGGTACTGCAGCGCCGGAAGGGCGCTCGCCCACGTGACGCGCAGCTCCACGTCATGGAACTGCAGAGCGATCAGGGGTAGGCTAACCGACCAGTCCTTGCAGAAGAAGAACTTGAGGGGGAAGAACGAGCTGCGCTGGGAAGTCACGTTGCTCGTCGAGTGGTTCAGGAACCGCGTCGAAAAAGTCTGAGCGCCAGTGACCGGCTCGATGTCGGTCATGTACTCAAAATCCTGCGTGTCGATCACCTGGCCACCGATAAGCAGCTCAACCTTGTCGATCACGGTTGCCCAGTTCTGGTTGGCCACCTCGACACCCGAAGAGTCACGCGCCGTGAAGTACACGTAGCTCAGAAGGTCACCCTTCTTCTCGAAGCGAACGGTCGAGATACCGCCAGCCATCGGGTTACCCTGGATAATCTGACGCTCGACCGTGGAAGAGTAGTGCGTGTAGCGCTTGTAGTTGGACCGGAAGAAAGAAACCTCGGGCTTGCCCGTCAGCCACGTGTCCTGAGCACCAGTAGCGACCAGCTGAACGATGCCTCCGCTCATTTTACATTTGGCCTATATTTTTTTACGTGGCCAGAGGACGCTGGGCGAGCGGGTTTTTCTCGAGTTGCTGAATCGCCACATCGAGGAACTCGGCCGTGGCACGGGGGTTGAGGGTGCCCTTCTTCTCATTGAGCTGGTCAAACTCGGCACGCTGATAATTCTGGAAGCGACCACCGTCGGGCGCCGCCACGGGGAAGGGCGTCGTCTCGGCACGTAGGTTCGTCGCCGCGCCAGTCTGGTTCACGGCGTCCATGCGCACGTTCATGCGCCCCGGGGCACCCGCACGGTCCGCGTTGCCTCGGTTGTCGCTCGACCGGGTCAGGGACGTGTCCGTGTAGGCGCCACCCGTCGCGTACGGCTGCGACACGTGGTACTTGCCCGGGCCACTCGACAGGGTGTCCTCGCGCGAGCCCGTCTCTTGGCGGATCGTCGTGCGCTTCGACCGGATAAAGTCCGGGCGACCCTCGGGGCCGGTCAGAGCGCCACCCTGACCCTCACCGCGGTTCTGAGCCGGCGGGCGGTTCCACGCCTTGGTGTCCTTGGCCTGGTGCGTGATGTCGCCGATGACCGTCCCACCGTTCTTGATGAATGCGCTCGCCGGGCCCGGGCGGCCCTCGATGGTCGTGAGGCGCTCCTCGTTGATGTTGGTCGGTAGCGCCCGGAAGAAGCTGTGGAACCCACCGGCTGCAGGTACGTTAGGATCGATGCCGAGGCCTGGTCCCACGTTCTTGCGTTCGATGGGCTGAAGATTGTTCATCTTGTTCGTCACGTTCTGGCGGTTGTACATGTCGTACACGGGCTGACCGAACGGGAAGCGGTTCGCGTCCGGTACACGGTCCTGGAGAGACGGAATCTCATTCTTGGGCTGCAGGCGCCAGTCGCCGACACGGCGGCCCTCGTCCGGGGTCATAATTTTCAAGTCAAAATAGTCCTTGGCGTGATCACGAGAGTTGGCCATGAGATCAATGTCACGACGAGTCAGGGGGGGTTTCGTGGTTGCAGGGGCGTCTGCACCGTCGCCAGTGCGATCGGCCAGACGTTTCCCGGCAAACACAAGACCAACAACAGCGGCCAACGCGACGGGATCCATCGCGAGTTATGTTAAGGCACTATTTTTTTCTACTTTGAAGAACCAGAGTAGCGCTGACCGAAGCGGGTATTCTGGTCGTCAGCGTACGTGCTCGTGGGGTTCCACGACATCGTGCGCTGCGGAATGTTCACGTACGTGTTCGGGAAGTCGTACGGCGCCTCGGTCCAGTTCTTCAACCACGCCGAGGTGTTCACCTCGCGGAGCGCACTGCTCGCGTCGGCAAGGTCCTCAAGCAGGACGGTGGCAGGGCCCTGATGCACGCCGGGCTGTAGCACAATCTGGCTCGAATCTAGGCGAGGCATCTTATCGTTCACCGCGAAAAAAGATTAGCGGCCGTTTCCACCACGCATCTGAGTCGACTCGGGGAAGTGGAACTGCGGACCGTCGATGTTACACGCGAGACCGCCCTGGTCCTTGCACATGGGCGCAAACTTGCGGCCGTAGGCGGCCTGGGCGAATGCATTCTGGTCGTTCGGAATGGTGCTCGACGCGGTGGTGTAGAAGTTGCGCTCGGCGTCACGGGAGCGCTCGAACGGGTGGATGTCGCTCCACTGAGCCGCCACTTCGGTGCGAACGCTCGGGGCCCACGCCGCCGACGGACGGTCCGGGTAGTCCGTGTAGTCGGTCAGGAGCACATTCGCCATCGGGTTATCGCGCGTGGGCATCAGCACCTCGCCGCGGAACGGGCCCGGTGCGCGCGCGTCGATGAACGCCGGGCGGTACGAGCCACCCTTCACCAGGTTCGCGGACCACAAGTAATAAAGAATAGCAAGGACGAGGACACCGAGGGCGAAGACGCGCGGGTCACGGTTAATGATGTAGATGACGCACGATGCATAAATAACAAAGCGACTCGTGGCCGACACGCGCTCGTCAGCGCTCTGCTTCGCGGTTGGCCAGAAGTGGAGGAGACGATCCGCGCGAAAAATCTCCTTCGGATCCATTAGTGTTTACCAAGAAATGTTTTCACTTCTTGCGCTTCGACGACTTTGCGTTCGGCTTGGGCCGTGGCTGAGCTGGCTTTCCACCCCCGAGGAGCGCTTGGAGACCGCCGGCACCGGCACCACCACCCATCATCTGGACGAGCATGTTATTCATCCCGGCCATGAGGTCCTGTTCGTTGAGGCCCCCGCCCTGGGCCTGCATGTTCTTCGCACAGGCCTCGGCGGCCGACTCGATCATGGACAAAGTCTCGGGCGGGAACATGCTCATGGTGTTGCCTAGAATGTACATAGTCTGGAGGTATTGCCAGATGGCCGCCTTGGTGTTCTCCGTAGCGTCCTCACGTGCCCAGATGACGTGGAGGTTGAGCCGTTTGACAAACGGGTTCGACTCGACGAAAAAGCCAGAGTCCTTTGCCATGAGCTGATTCGCCCACGGGCCGAGTTCGCTCATAAAATTAGTGAACGTCTCCTTGGACACCTTCTCCGCCTTAACCGCCTCTTCCTCGGGGAACGTCTGCGTCAGCTCGTCGAGGAATTGGCCATACATTTCATTGAACGCCTTGACCGTAGTCATTATAAATCACCCATGGGTCCAATCTTTAGACCCTAAATATCAATCGACTCGAAAAGCTCCTCGACTGGTGTCTTTTCCCTGAACCACTTGCCGGCCGGTCCACACCTCTTTTGGTCGAGACGTACAAACTTGGCGTAGTCGTGGTGGACTATACC